ATATTGTGAAGTGCTTGAATTAATTGCAAGACATGGGGAATATAAGGATAAAAGTGACGAGTTTTTGCTTGAGTCATTCAAAGGCATAGTACAGAGAACCTTAGAACTTGGGTATAATTTTAAACTTAATGATCCTGTTATAAGTCAAAATCTCCAATTTATGCGTTTGGGTGATTTTACGTATGATGATAAGTATCGTAAGACAATGCTCGATATTAAATCGAGCAAGGATATTAATGATATTAATAAAAATATGGCTATCTATTTTACATACTTACAAAGAATCAAAGAGTATCATCATGAATTAGCATATATTATCAGAGATATGTTGTACACAATGAGCTAATGTAAAAACCGAGGTGAGGTGAATGCCGAATGAACAGAATTTAATACCCGGAGGATATGAGTTAACAGTCGAAGAACAGTCGAAAGGCGGTAAAAAGTCCGCCGAAGTCCGCAGGCGTAAAAAGACTATGAAGCAGGTAATGGACTTCCTGCTTGAACAGCCTGCCAATACCAGGGCGGACTATGAGTTTCTCGTGGAGCAGGGCATTGACCTTAACAGCCTTGACCCCGACTTCATAAATAATATGCTGCTTGTGAATGCGGCTCTTATGGCAAGGGCTAAGCAAGGGGACGTTGCGGCGGTGAAAGAGCTGCGTGACATTATCCGTGATGACGATATGCTCAAGCATAAGATAAAATACGATAACGCAAGGCTCAGGCTTGAAAAACAAAAGCTTGAGCCTGTTTCTATGCCTGATAAGGCGTACAGCGGTATCCCTGCGAGCCTTGTCGCTCCTACGTTCTCGCCTGTCCTGTTCGATATTGCAGAGCAGGAACATTCCGAGTATGTTTTCCCTGGCGGACGTGGTTCGACTAAATCCTCATTCTGCGGTCTGAACGTTATCGACCTGCTGATGAAGAACGAGAATATGCACGCCTGCGTCCTGCGTGCTGTGGCGAATACTCTTAAAGACAGCGTTTATTCTCAGATACTCTGGGCAATATCTGCACTTGGTCTTGATGATGAGTTTGCCTGCACAAAGTCGCCCCTTGAGATCACACGCATTTCAACAGGACAGAAAATATACTTTCGTGGTGCTGATGACCCGTACAAGATGAAGTCTATCAAGCCGCCTTTTGGCTATATCGGCATCGTGTGGTTTGAGGAGCTTGACCAGTTCGGCGGTGAAGAAGCTGTGCGAACGATAGAACAGTCTGTTATAAGAGGCGGCGAGAAAGCATATAAGTTCAAGTCTTTCAACCCTCCGAAGTCGGCTCAGAACTGGGCGAATAAGTACATCAAAGTGCCGAGAACGGACAGACTCGTTACCGAAAGCACTTATCTAACTGTGCCGAAAAAGTGGCTTGGCAAGCCTTTCCTTGATGACGCTGAATTTCTCAAAGAAACCAATCCCACTGCCTATGAGAACGAGTATATGGGCGTTGCAAACGGCACGGGCGGAAATGTTTTCGATAACGTCCTCATAAGAGAGATTACCGACGGCGAGATAGCACAGTTCGATAACATCTATAACGGCGTTGACTGGGGCTGGTATCCCGACCTTTACGCTTTTGTCAGAGTGCATTATGCCCCTGCTCAGCACACGCTGTTCATATGGCAGGAGTACACCTGCAACAAGACAAAGAACATTGATACCGCAAAGCATTTGCTGGAGCTTGGTATCACGGCAAACGATCTTATCACCTGCGACAGCGCAGAGAATAAGTCTGTTGAGGATTACAGAGCATATGGCTTGCTTGCAAGAGGTGCAGAGAAAGGTCCTAACAGCAGGGAGTATTCATATAAGTGGCTGCAATCTCTGCGAAGTATCGTTATAGATAACAAGCGTTGTCCTGTGGCTTGCGAGGAGTTCATCAACTGCGAGTATGACAGGGATAAAGAGGGCAACGTTATAAGCGGCTATCCCGACGGCAATGACCACGTTATCGACGCCGTTCGGTATGCAATGGAAAGAGTATGGAAAAGGCGGGGTCAGTAAGCTATGGGCATTATTTCAAAAATAAGGGAGTGGATAAGCAGAATGCTTTCAAAGTCAGATATAAAGGGCGTTTACGGCATTGATATCGCCGTGACGGACAGTATGATAAGAGCTATTGACAAGTGGGATAGAATGTATGCAGGTAATGCAGCACCCAAGGGAGTTCACTCTCTGCGGCTTGAACACGCTGTTGTGAGGGAGTTTGCAAACACGGCTATCAATGAAATGACCCTGAAAGTTTCCAACGATAAGCTTGATGCCATAATGAAAAACGCCCTTGAAAACCTCAACAAAAATCTGCAAAGAGGTCTTGCAACAGGAGCAATGATAATAAAACCGCTGGGTGCTGATAAGGTGCAGTATGTTCCACAGTCGCAATTTATTCCTGTGGAGTATGACGTGAACGGCAGGCTTATAAAGGTCATTTTCCCTGAAATAAAACGCATGGGCGATAATGATTACCGCATAAGGCTTGAATATCACGCTCTGGACTATGAAAAAGGGCTGACTATCACAAACAGAGCTTTCCGTTCCAATGACGGCGTGTCCCTCGGCGCTGAGATACCTCTCACGGCTGTTGCAGAGTGGGCGGAGCTTATCCCTAAGATAGCCTATCCCCTTATGCTGCGACCCTCTTTCGGCTATTATGTCAACCCTATCGACAATACAGTTGACGGTTCACATTCAGGAGTATCGGTGTTCGCAGGGGCGGAAGAAGTCATAAGAAAAGCTGATATCCAATTCGGCAGGCTCGATTGGGAGTTTGAATCTGGGGAGCGTGCAATAGACGTTGACGAGGCTGTGCTAAGACCTGTGAAAGACCCGTTCACAGGTAAGAAGTGTGCAGAAATGCCTAAGCTCAATGAACGGCTTTTCAGAGGGGTAAACGTGTCGGCTGGCACGAGCGGTGACTTTTATCACGAGTTCTCACCGCAGTTAAGACAGGCGGATTTTATCGCAGGACTTGAAGAATACAAGCGTGAGATAGAGTTTGCTGTGGGGCTGTCCTATGGGGATATCTCAAACCCACAGACAGTTGATAAGACGGCAACGGAGATAAAGTCCTCAAAGCAGAGAAAGTTCGATACTGTCACGGCGATACAGAATAATCTCCGTGTCTGCCTTGAAGACCTCTGCTATTCGCTGGCGTTTTATAATGGGCTTACTCAAAGCGGTTATGAGCTGTCTGTGAACTTCGAGGACAGTATCCTTGCAGATGATGAAACAAAGCGTGCAAGCGACCGTCAGGACGTTTCTATGGGCATTATGCCACTGTGGGAATACCGAATGAAATGGTATAGTGAGGACGAGGAAACGGCTAAGAAAATGACCTCCGACAGCACCGCAGAGGTGATAGAATAATGCTCAAAGCAAGCGAGATAGAGCGAACTTCAATGGTTCTTGATAAACCCCTGCGTGACCTTGAAATGCAGATAATGGAGGACATCGTCCGCAGGATAAAGATAAACGGCGAGATAACACGTTCGGCCGATTGGCAGATATACAGGCTTCACGAGCTTGGAATGAGCAAGCGTGAGATAAAGAAAGCCATTGCCGATAACCTTGACCTCTCCAAAGCTGAGATAAAAGAGCTGTACAATGATATCCTGCAAAAAGGCTATGAATGGGACGATAGCATATACAAGACCAAAGGCAAGGCACGGATACCCCTTGAAGAAAATGAGGGCCTGCAAAGGCTGCTGTCGGCTGTATCGGAGCAGACTTCGGGGGAGCTTAAAAACATATCTCAGTCACTCGGATTTGCAGTAAAACAGCCTGACGGCAAACTTAAATTCACGCAGGCGGCAGACTTCTATCAGCAGAGTCTTGACAACGCCATAATGGGCATAGCAAGCGGAGCGTTCGACTATAACACGATCATAAAGAAAGTCATTTCGGATATGACGAACTCAGGTCTTCGCACTGTGGACTATGCCACAGGCTGGAGCAACAGAGCAGACGTAGCCGCAAGGCGTTCGGTGATGACAGGGCTTTCACAGCTAACCGCAAAAATGAATGAGGACAACGCCAAAGAGCTTGGCACGGACTATTTTGAAGTCACTTGGCACAGCGGAGCAAGACCCTCTCATCAAGAATGGCAGGGCAAGGTCTACAGCAAAAAAGAACTTGAAACTATCTGCGGTCTTGGTACTGTGACAGGTCTGTGCGGAGCGAATTGCTATCACGATTATTACCCCTTTATCCCCGGCATATCTGAGCGTTCCTATACAGATGAGGAGCTTGCACAGATGAATGCAGAGGAGAACAAGCCTGTTAAGTACGGTGATAAAGAGTACACAAAGTATGAAGCTTTACAGCGACAAAGAAAGCTTGAAACTGCAATGAGAGCCCAGCGACAGAAGATACATCTTCTTGAAGAGGCAGGTGCTGATGAGGAAGATATCATCAACGCACGCTGCCGATATCGTGGCACTTCCCAAGAGTATACAAGGTTTTCAAAAGCAATGGGTCTGCCTCAGCAAAGAGAGCGTGTGAATGCCGACGGACTGGGGAATATCGGGGTGGGAAAAACCAAGATAGACTTGACGCAAAAAGATTACAGTGATATAATTGATATGAAAGGTAAGATGTCTGATATAGACGTGCGAAAGTGGTACAGACACCATAACAAAAATATCCCTCAGCTTATCGACAAAAGCAAGTCTATTGAAGAACAGGCAAGACAAGCTTGTGAACTGCGTAATAAGTATCGCTTTCAGGCAAGAGAGTTAATGGAAGATCAAAAAGCTCGTAAAGCCCTTGACCAGACAGACCCTATCATTTCTTTTGAAGACTTGGTGTCAGATAAAATGGCACGAAAAAACATGAGCAGAGAAGATGCTGTAGCAGACACTTTGAAGACCGCTGTAAAAACACGAAGATCAG